ACGGTTAGTACAATTTTGCCTACCGACTACGGCAACACCATTGACTACCCCACTTCTGATGTTACCAGCCAAAAGGGTTCTATTTTGGCGGAAAACGCACAAGCTACTGCGCTAGACCCGAACTTTGGCGTAGTGTCTATCCCAACGTACAAGTTCAGTTCGCATACGGTAGCAGTGCCTATTGAACTGCTGCAGGACGCTGCGTTTAGCATTTCCGCATTTGTGGACGAGCACCTTATCATCCGCATTGGCCGCGCCACGGAAGAAATGTTCACCAAAGGCACTGGCGATAAGCAGCCCATGGGTATGGTAAATGCAGCAGAAAAAGGTAAAGACGCTGCTTCCACTGAGTTGGGCTATGACGATTTAATCGACCTGCAACACTCGGTTGATTATGCCTATCGTGAATCTAGCCAGTGCGCCTTTATGATGCACGACCAAACCGTGGCTGCCGTTAGGAAAATCAAGGACAATTATGGCCGCCCGATTTTCATGCCCGGCTACCAAATGGAAGGCGAAAACACCATGGTTAACCGCCTGTTGGGCGTGCCTGTTGTTGTTAATAACAACATGGACCCCATCGGCCCCGGTACGAAATCCATTTTGTTCGGTGACTTTAGCCGTTACATCATTCGTGATGTGCGCGCCATGCAAATGCTGCGCATGACGGATAGCTTCTACGCTACCCGCGGGCAGGTTGGCTTTTTGATTCTATCTCGCCATGGCGGCAATTTCGTTGACGCTGGCGGTGCGGTTAAGTATCTAGCCATGCCGGCAAGCGCAACGCGCAAATCTAGCTAAACCATAAAGCCCCTAGCCGCAAAGGTTAGGGGCATTTACACAGTGGGCCGCAATGGACAACTACAACTGGATACGTACTGCAAACGTAACCGAGCCAACGGACGAGCCAATTACCCTAGAAGAAGTGCACGCACACTTGCGCCTAGACACTGCCGACCATGATGCGTACTTAAGCACGTTAATCACGGTGGCGCGGCACGAAGCGCAGCTTATTACCAAACGCCGCTACGGTGATCAGGTGGTAGAGGTTTACTTCCAGCACTGGAGGCCGCTGCGTTTGTACGGTTGCGGCGTAGTTACCGAAGTGGATATTTTTTACCGTGATGTAAAGAATGGCTGGCAGCCTATTGCTGCTGAAACGTTTGAACTTGTTAAATCCGTGCCAGCATGGATTAACTACCACAAAGACTTTAGCGAACCTTTGCACAAAGACTACTTCGAACTCGTAAAAGTAGTTGCTAGTTGTGGCGAACCATTACCACCTGCTGTAAAGCAGTGGTGCTTGTTGCGCATTGGCACATTATTTGAAAACCGCGAAGCGGACGCTGAAAAGGTAGTAAGCCCGCAAGCCTTTGCGGCTGAACTGCTACGCACGCATATTATTGTGGATTTTTAATGCAAGCAGGCAAACTAAACCGCCGTGTTGAAGTGCTAAAGCCAAACCAAACCATAGACCAGTATGGCCAGCACACCACCGAGTACCAAACCTTTGCAACCGTTTGGGCAAATGTAAAACCAATTGGCGGTAAAGAAAAGCTGCGCGCCATGGCTTACGACACAGTATTAACGCATGAGTTGACCATACGTTACGACAAGCGCTTCTTGCCTACCATTGCAGCTGACGCTTGGCACATTAAGTATGGCACGCGCACATTTGAAGTTATAAGCGCTGTTGATTGGATGGACGCACGCCAGTGGCTTGTTTTAGAGGTACGCGAAGTTGGCAACTGAATTTAAGATTGAAGGCTTGGCAGAAATAGACAAAGCCCTTAAGCAACTACCGGCCAAAATAGAACGCAATGTGGTTCGCGGCACAGTGCGCGCAGCAGCCATGGTTATGCGTAACAGCGCCAAAAGCATGGCCCCGGTTAACACTGGTGCGCTTAAGCGCAGCTTGCGCGTAAGCACCAATGTGCGCGATGGGCGCGTAACCGCAGAAATTATTGCTGGCGGTGGCAAGCAAAAAGTTTGGTATGCGCACATGGTGGAGTTTGGCGCAGCCGCGCACACCATTAAACCAAAGCCGCGTAAAACCATGACGCAGGAAGTTAAAAAAGCGCTTGCATTTAATGGTGGCGTATTTGGCAAAGTGCAAAGCCCCGGCATAACACCGCGCCCATTTATGCGCACTGCCATGGATACCAGCGCGGACGCTGCATTTGCAAAAGCCGTAGAGTACGCAAAGCAAAGACTAGTTAAAGAGGTGGAAAAAATTGCAAGCCGAAACGCTAGTAAGTAGTTTGCTCAACGTGCCGCCGGTCATTGACTTGGTTGGTGATAAACGTGCGCTAGCGCGGCTGCCGCATAACGCCCATATGCCAGCGCTTGTTTATAACGTGCTTAACGACATACCCGACCCAATGGTTAACTACCGCACCAGCACGCTACACAAAGCGCGAGTGCAACTAAACCCGCTGGCTAAGTCGATTGGCGAAGTAAAGCAAATACAGCAAGCAATTGAAACTGCCATGAACTTTAAGCAGAACGTGCCAGTTGGCCAAGCCCTACTTATTTGGTGCAGACTAGACTTAACCGGCCAAATGGACAAAGACGATGAGACTGGCGTATGGACGCAGCCGGTTGACTACATTTTGCAGTATTACCCAAATGTTTAAGCCGCTGGCGCAAGCCAGTGTTTTTAAGTTGCCCGCAAATCCCTGCGGGCTTTTTTTTAAGGAAAGCAAATGACTGTTCACACTTCCGCAGGGACACGGTTATCCCTAAGCGCTGATGCACCCGCTACTTTTGACGCAACCGGCTATGACGCGCTCACATATACGCCGGTAGGCGAAATCACCGACCTTGGCGAGTTCGGCCGCGAGTACGCGCTGGTAACGCATAACCCGGTAGGCAACCGCGGTACGCAAAAGTTCAAAGGTAGTTTTAACGAAGGCACAATGAACCTAACCATTGGACTTGATACCGCCGATGCTGGCCAGACGTTGATGCAAACGGCTTCCATGGCTGATACCGCCTATAGCTTTGAAGTTGAAATGCAAAATGGCGATAAATACTTCTTCCAAGCCATGGTTATGTCTTTCAAGGTCAACATTGGCTCAGTTGATTCGATGACAACAGCAAGCGTAACGCTTGAACTTACCACCAGCGATGGCGGCGTTGGCGTAGTTGAAGAACTTGCCAACGCGCCTACAGCACGCGCACCAAAGACCAAAGCCAAAGCTGACTAACCAGTGGTAGCCAAGGCAAACCGTGCACCGACCCGCCGCCGTGCTCACCTCTCGCGGGGTGAGCCGGCGGTGGGCACGGGCAACCAACCATCCCGCGAACCAGAGGTAAATAAAATGACTTTTGATATTTCTAGCCTTGCAGTAAAAGACACAACCACCATTACGCTTGAAAGCGTAGACGGTGAAGCCTTAACCAACAGTGACGGTGACGAGTTAAGCGTAACCATTTACGGCCCCGGCTCTAAGCAGTACCAAAAGGCCCAAGGTGTGCGTAACCGCGCAATTTTGGAGCACGTGCGCAAAGGCGGCAAAAAAATGCGCGATGATGACCAGCGCGAACTTGACGCAGACTTNCTTGCATCGTGCACGGTTTCTTTTAACGGNTTTGGGTACAAAGACTTAACTGGTGTTGAAATGTTTAGGCAAGCATACCTAGACCCCAGCATTGGCTTTATTGCAGAACAGGTAAATAANGCCATTAANGATTGGGCAAATTTTACCAAGGGGTCAGACAAGACCTAGTGCTNTACGCGCGACAGTTGGGGTGGTTTCANTCCATCCCACAGTCGCGTGACAAATCCGCTGAGTCGCAACGGCTCACGCGNATGGACAAAATTATAGAAAACGGCGGCACACCGCTGCTGCCACCCGTTGGTGATGCTGAGTACCTGCTTGAATATTGGCGCGCCGTTGGCATGGCCATATCAAATGGCATGGGCACTGCACCTATTACCGCCACAGAGTTAACCCACTGGGCAAACGCACAAGGCTTAGAACTTGCGCCGTGGGAGTTTGCCGCGTTGCTGGAAATGTCGCGCACTTATTTGGGCGCAATGCAACAAGGCGAAAACCCCAACAGCTTGCCACCATATGGCGACCCTGTTAACCAATTTGACAGACAAAAGGTTGCAAACAAAGTAAGCAACGCATTCAAGGCATTTATCGGAGCGAGTAAGCGCAAATGAAAATCGGCACGCTAATGATTGAAATGGCCGCAAACGTGGCCCGGTTGCAAAAAGATATGCAACGCGCCACCCGCACGGTAGATGGTGCTATGGCCAAAATTCAAAAGGCTTCGCAAGTAGCGGTGCGTGCGCTTGGTGCTTTAGGTTTGGGCATTGGTGCGGTGCAGTTTGGACAGTTAATTAGGCAAACGGCGCTCATGTCGGATGAGTTAAGCCGGTTTGCCCAGTTGGCCAATATGTCCACGCGGGATTTCCAAAAAATTTCAATCGCGGCGCAGCGCTTTGGTGTTAGCCAAGAAAAAGTTGCCGATGTGCTTAAAGATGTGCAGGATAAAGTGGGCGACTTCCTGCAAACGGGCGCAGGCCCAATGGTGGATTTCTTTGAGCAAATTGCGCCAAAAGTTGGCGTAACGGCAGAACAGTTCCGCAGGCTTAACGGGCGTGAAGCACTACAGCTTTACGTGAGCAGCCTAGAGCGCGCCAACCTATCGCAAGCGGATATGGTTTTCTATATGGAAGCCATTGCAAGCGATTCAACTTTGCTGCTGCCGCTGCTAAAACAAAACGGCAAAGCCTATAACGAAATTGCGGCTGAAGCACAAAAGTTTGGCCAAATAATTGATGATGACGTTATTAAAGCCAACAAGGCGCTGAACCAAGACTTAATGCGGCTGGGTGCAGCGTTTGAAGGGCTAAAAAACCGTGCACTTGCGCCTATCATACCGGCGTTGCAGGCCATGGCTGACAGCTTGTTGGAAGCCTTTTCAAGCGGCGCAATTAAAAGCGGCATAGAAAACCTTATCACCTTATTCAAGGCATTGGCAATCGTTATTACGGCGCGTGTGGCAGCCGGCCTTGTTTCGCTAACCAGTTCAATGGCGGCCAACGTAGTGGGCATGAACGCGCTGCAATTGTCTTTAACGGCTAGCGCTGTAAAAATGAAAGCCTTTGCCGTGGCTGCCGGTGCAGCGCGTGGTGCGCTAGCGCTACTTGGCGGCCCAATGGGGCTGCTGTTTACCGGCGCAAGTGCGTTAATTTACTTTGCGGGCCGTTTGGATGATTCCAAGAAAGCGGCAGAGGAATTTAACGATAGCCTAGACCGTGTTGCTTCTACTTTTAGCAACCTTGAAACCGAAGCCCGTAAAGATTCCCTAACCGCTGCTGCACAAGCCTACGTTAAGCAGCAGGTAAAAGTGCTAGAGATAGAAAAGGAACTAAACAAAGTACGCGCTAATAAACAGCAGGGCCTAGCCGGTTTGCACGACCAAAGCATGGATTCGATAAGGGTTTCGGCTGCGCTAGAGAAGCAGCTAAAAAATGAACGACTAGAAGCCAGCAAAGCCAGTGATGTGTATTTCGCCCTAGCGCAAGCGCATACGGCCGTAGTTGAAACAAAAAAGAAAGAGGAAGAAACCACCGAAGAAATAATTATCGCAACGCAAACCGCTGCTGAAAAAGTGCAAGAACTTATTGAAAGTTACAAATTAGAAACACAACAGCTAACAATGAGCAACGCAGAAAAGGAGCGCTCCAACTTCCTGCAATCCCTGCTTAACGAAGGCATTAAAAAAGGTAGCGAAGAATGGAACAAGTACGTGGACCAGTTTTCGCTAGCGCAACTTGAACGCCAAACCATTGAATCGCAGATCGCCTACGTAAGCCGGCAAAAAGAATTAGACCGCCAACGCACAGAAAATTTGATAGAGCAGCAAAAAGAATTTGCGCGCGAAGCACAAAAGATCAATGACCAAGTTGGCCAGTCACTCACGGACGCGCTAATGAACGGTGGTCGCAGCGCAAAAGAATACCTTGTTGACTTGTTCCGCACCATGGTGCTACGCCCAATACTGCAACCTATTATGTCTAGCGCGGTTGGTGCGCTTGGCCTTGGCACGGCAGGCGCATCTATGGCAGGTACGGGCGGCGCAGCGGGTGGCTCTACCATGAGTAATCTGTTGGGCATAAGCCAGTTAGCTAGCGCTGCCAACAGCCTTTACGGCATATTTGCGGGTGGTATTAGTTCTACGGTGGCCAGTGGTATCGCTTCACTAGGTAGCGCAATGGGTTCGGCAGCGGTGTCGCAATTTGCAGCAGGCATGGCCGGTGCAACGCTAGCGCCGGGTGTGGCTGGCCCCACCACAATGGGTGCAACTGGCGCTATGGGCGCAGGCGCAGTTGCTGGTGCGGCATTGCCTATTCTTGCCGGCGTTGGTGTTGGGTTAACGGGTGGCACGTTAATTAGCGGCAAATACTCATTAGCTGGTGACCAAATGGTAAGCACCGGCGTTGGCACTGCCATAGGCGCTGGTATAGGAACAGCCATTTTGCCCGGCATTGGTACGGCAATTGGTGCAGCGCTTGGTGGCATAGTTGGTGGCGTAGTTAACCGCGCATTTGGCAAAGGACCTAAAGAAACGCAAGCCGCTGGCATTACTGGCAGCATTGGTTTTGGCGGCGCTGACATTAGGAATTTCCGCGACTGGTCACGCTCCGGCGGTTGGTTTTCAAGCGGCTCAAGCGGCACGGACATCACCGGCGCTGACCCTGTACTGGTTGATTACCTAAACAGCCAACTGAACACGATTGGTGGCTCAATTGGCGTGCTAGCGGAAACCATTGGTTACAGTTCAAAGCGCATAGGTACGTACACTGAATCCATACGCCTAAACTTAAAAGGCCTCAGTGAAGAAGAAGCCACGCAAGCCCTTAATGACAGGTTAAAACAGTTTGGCAACAACCTTACTAACGCGGTTGCGCCTGCTATTCAGTTTTTAACCAAAGAAGGCGAATCATCATCTGAAGCGTTGGCCCGTTTGGCCACTTCATTGTCCACCGTTAATACTTTGTTTGAAACGATGGGCATTAACACAATGGAATTGTCGCTATCTAGTGCGCAAGCAGCTAGCAGGTTGGTTGAACTTACAGGCGGCATGGATAGTTTTACACAGAAGTCAAACTTCATTTACGACAACTTTTATTCCGAGCAGGAACGAGTAAATGAGTTAACCGCACAAGTAACCAAAGCATTTGAGAATTTAGGTTTGGCTATGCCAACCACACGCGATGGCTTTAAGCAATTGTTTAATGTGGTTGCTGGCACTGGTAACGCAAGCATGACAGCTGCGCTAATGAACCTAGCGCCAGTTATTGAGCAGGTAATAAGCTATACCGAAAAATTAACTGCCGCCAACAAAGAACTGACACAGTCAGTGCTTGATGAAATGATTGCCCTTGATAACCAAGCGGCACAAGCACTTGGCGACAGCGCTACCTTGCGCGAACGTGAACTGCAAGCAATACATGAATCCAACCGCGCACTAGCTGAGTCCATTTTGGACTATCAAGATGCGCAAGACGCTATGTCAGAAGCTGCAAGCGCCACTGATTCAGCCTTTGCATCACTTGAAGTGGCCTTGCGTGACCAGCTAACCAAAACTCTGGCTGACTTGCAGGTTCAGTTCGAAAATACGACCGAATCAATTAACAAGCAAGTAACTGCGCAACAAACGGCAGTTCAAGTTGGGCTTGAAAATGTTGCCAGCCTTGAATCTTTGTTTAGCCTGCTTGACCGTGAAATAAACTCGATACTGGGCGGCTCGGCCATGTCCGCTGCAGAAGGACGTGCTTTTATAAGTAATGCAGTGGCCAATGCACAAAATACAGGCTACCTACCAGAACAAGAAGATTTAGCTAAAGCCATTACCGCTGCGCGTAGCGGCTTAGGTGCTAACAACTTTGCAAGCAGCGTTGACCAACGCCGCGCTCAAGCAGAACTAGCGATTGAACTGCAAAAACTCGCGGACATTTCCGAGACGCAAATCACGGATGCTGAACGCGCAATCACGCTTGCCGAAGAGCAACTTGTTGCGCTATACGCGCAACTTGACCAAGCGAGCCAACA